TGAAGTAATGGAAAATTATGTGATTGAGGAACTATGAAAAAGGTAATCATTATCAGTCTCAGTCTTTTGCTTTCAGCCTGTGCTGTAACACCATTGACACCTATTGGTATTGCTTACGATGTCGTAACTCTACCATTTGAGATGGCGCATGTAGTCGTAAAGAGAGTATTACCTTGATTGGTTGGTATATGGTAATATTTGTTCTACTATCATTTTTGCCTTTTGCATACGCAATTTCGAAATTGTGTTGGAACTGTTAATTGGTATAGTTTAATAAAGCCCCGTTAGCTCAGTAGGATTTAGAGCAACGGTCTTCTAAACCGTAGGTCGCTGGTTCGAGTCCAGCACGGGGCGCCATTAAACTAAATATTGCAGGTTCGAGTCCTGCCGAGATCGAGAAATATGCGCCCATAGTTTAACGGTAGAACACCCGGCTTATAACCGGCATATGGTCCCCAGATTAGGGAGCGGTCCAGGTTCGAATCCTGGTGGGCGTACCAAATATAAATAACACCGTGCTGCTGAGGCTCGTTTCAGAGAGGTACCAGTAGGGATGGCAGATGGAGTACTGAAAGAGGGGAAAAATCGTGGCCATCATTTTTTTATAGAAAGGATGTTCTAGTTGATGAGACAAATTCTTCAACTTTTTCGTTGACATTAATTCATTTTGGTACTATACTGTAAGAACACTAACACATAACAGAAGGAACACAAGATGTCCAAAATCCATCGTTTTAAGACACCCGTAGATCTTTCTAAAGAATCCATCGGCAACTACTACGCCAACCTCTACAATGCCGAAACCGGAAAGTTCGTTGAAGGTCGGCACTACGAGTGTTTTAGCGGTAACGATATGATGGAGGTAGTCAGTTACCTTAAGCGTCAAGGCTACCGTGTAGAATGGTAAGGAGACAATCATGTCAAAAACGTTCACACCTCGATACCTCAAACCCAAAACAGGACACGCAGATGAATTTGATTATGTCAAGAGTCTAGAGATGAATAATATAAATATTAAATCTACCGTCTGAGAGGAGATAGAATAAACGTTCAGGACACGGGGGCAGTACCCGTCACCTCCACCATAAGCATATCACCGTCTCTAGTAATGAGACCTTGCTAGACACGAAAGAGTTTGTTGTGGTATGCTTATGCGGGGGGTGATATTAGGTTCGACTGACGTAGTAAAGATCAAATCGAGGTAGACGCCATGGTACCAGCGTATCGGACCAAAACTATAAATGCTAACTTTAATGTTGCAAATGACAACCACTTCGAGGATATCCGCCTAGCGGCTTAATCGACTTGTAGTCACGGGGTATGGGTTCCACCCTGTCATATAACGGGCCCAATCACTTATAACAATTAAAGGATATAACATTGTTTAAATTCTCCGAAGAGGGAATCGCAAAGTTTATCATTTTTTGTTTTTTCTACTTAATTCTTATTTTTGTATCTATGGCAACATTGCCGGGTAATGCAGACAGTCACGAAGTAGATAAAGATAGTCTGAACTGTTTAGCTAAAAACATATACTTTGAAGCTAGAGGAGAAGAAATTATTGGTCAATATGCTATTGGTCTCGTAACTCTAAATCGTGTAAAAGACAAAGATTTCCCTAATAACATCTGCGACGTTGTATATCAGGCAATAAAGATAAACAACAAAATAGTAAAATATAAGTGTCAATTTTCTTGGTATTGTGACGGTAAATCAGATACACCAAAAGATTTACAAACTTGGTATAAAGCTATTAATATAGCAGATACATTACTACACTTTAATGTAGAAGACTTCACAAGAGGTTCTAGATTTTATCATGCGGATTATGTCGTACCTAAATGGAGCAAAAATAAAAAGGTATTAATTAGAATAGGAAAGCATATTTTTTATGAATAATTTTTATAATAGTCTCGCTAACGATAAGAAACTATCGATTATTGCTGGACCGTGCGTTTTTGAAAATCAAGAGTTGGCAGTGGAAATCGCAGAGACTCTAAAAGAGATTTGTGACGATTTATCTGTCAACTTTTGTTTTAAAATGAGTTTTGATAAAGCAAATAGAACATCATCCTCTTCATACAGAGGAGACTTTGATGGTGCGTATTATGCATTTGATTCAATAAGAAATAGAGGTATACCTACATTAACAGATGTACATGAATCTTGGCAATGTGCCGTAACTAATGCTGATATTCTTCAAATACCAGCATTTCTCTGTAGGCAAACCGATCTTCTAAAATCAGCTGCCGAAACTGGTAAACCTGTGAATGTAAAAAAAGGACAATTTTTATCTCCATGGGAAACGAAAAATATAGTTGACAAGATAAAATCCTTTGGTTATAATGAAGTAATGTTAACTGAACGAGGTACAACATTTGGATATAACAATCTCGTTGTTGATATGCGTTCATTAGAAGTGATGAAAGAATATGCACCTGTCATTATGGATTGCACACATGCCGTACAATATCCAGGAGGTCAGGGAGGTTCAAGTGGGGGTGATAGACGTTTTGCTTCTGTTATTGCTTATGCAGCTACCGCTGTATCAATAGCAGGACTCTTTATGGAAGTCCATCCAGATCCTGATAATGCACCGAGTGATGGTTCTAATATGATTAAATTAAAAGATTTTCCAAAAATAATAGAACAAATTTTAGAAATTGATGGAGTGGTTAAAAAATGATTTATGGTAAAGTTTGGGGTCAGACAGAATCTCTTTTAGTGACTCCCATGATTGAAGTTCACAGAATCATTACAAAGTCTGGTTATAAATGTTCAGAACATTTACATAAACACAAGTGGAACGGATTCTATTGTATTAGCGGTAAAATGAATATTTTTGTACGTAAGAATGATTATGATCATACAGATAAGACAGAACTAAGACCAGGAAATTTCACTACAGTGAAGCCGGGTGAATATCATTGGTTTGAATGTGTAGAAGATGCTGAGGTACTAGAAATCTATTACGCTGAAGCAATCTCAGAAGATATTGTAAGAAAGAATACTGGAGGAATTATTTCGAAATGATTGATAAGAATAAGTTCAATCAAGAAATTGAAGATTTTGTGTATGAAACTGGTGAATCTTATATTGACGCAATTATCAATTTTTGTGAAAAGAATAATGTAGAGATTGAATCTGTTGCTAAAATGATTAATAAAGTTATCAAGGCGAAGCTTGAATCAGAGGCTAGTGATTTAAATTTACTAACAGAGAAATTATGCAGATTGCCCATGTGATGTCGTTTCCTGGTTTCAATGCGTATAAAACTTATCTTGCGCTGAAAAGTCATTTTACGACTGATTATGATTACTTTAAATATAATGGTAAACTGAGAGTAAAGGAGGAATCTTTTTTAAGACGTAAAGACAAGTTTTTCTTTGAGAAGATAGAAAGGAGGCATAAGAAGGAACTTGTTCCATTCTTCGTTTCAAATCTAATCAAGGAGGATAATAATTGGAGTGGAGGTCTTGTTTCTGACAAGGCTGAACAAGTCTTTAACGAATGGAAGAGAAAGTTCCAGTCACTTAAATATTCATTCCGTGAAGATATGAGTAAACTTCGTGATTATATGGATCGGAATGATCTTCAGTTTGATGAGGTGTTTCGGTGCGATGATGGGCAACATCCAATAATTCTGAAACTCCTCATCTCTGAAGATATATCAATCGAGTCTTTTATTATACTAGACAAAGTGCTAGGATTCGTGAAAAAGATCAATAAATACGTTGACGATTTCATTTGGATCGAGTATAATAAGAAGATAGTAAAGTATTCGTCATTTATTGAAATTGATCCAAAGGAGTATCGTCATGTCGTAAAATCTATATTTGTTTAAGTCGTATAAAGTCGTATTAAGTAGTTTTAAGGAGAATCAAAAATGTCAGCAACATCTTTTGCCGCACTCAAGAAGTCAAGTAAGTCATCACTTCGTGACCTAGTAACAGCAGCCGAAAAGGTCACGGCACGAGACGAACTCAACACAAACGAAAATATCTGGAAGCCTGAAGTAGACAAGGCAGGAAACGGATACTCAGTCATTCGATTCCTACCATCAGCCCCTGGTGAAGAACTTCCATGGGTCAAGGTATACAATCATGGATTCCAGGGTCCTGGTGGTTGGTGGATTGACGAATGTCGAACCACAATTGGCGAAAAGTGTCCAGTTTGCGAACACAACTCTATGCTTTGGAACTCAGGTGTAGAGTCCAACAAGGATATTGTTCGTAAGCAGAAGCGTCGATTAAACTATTATTCCAATGTTCTAGTCGTATCAGATAAGGCAAATCCTCAGAATGAGGGTCAAGTGTTTCTTTATCGGTATGGCGCAAAGATCTTCGAAAAGATGCAGAATGCAATGCAACCTCAATTTGAAGATGAAGATCCAATGAATCCTTTCGATTTCTGGGAGGGTGCTAACTTCAAGTTGAAGATTCGTCGATATGAAGGTTATCAGAACTATGACCTATCAGAGTTTGATAAGAGTTCTGTTGTATCTGACGATGATGCAAGGATTGAAGAGATTTGGAACTCTCAACATCTACTATCTAAGTTTCTTGATGTATCTGAGTTCAAGTCATATGAAGAACAAAAGACTCGACTCAATCGTGTTCTTGGTCTTGATGGTGGTCCTGAACTAAATGAAGTTGCTCCAGCACCTCAACCTCGTGTTGCGGCAGCTAAGGAAGAAGATAGTGTTCCTTGGAGTAATGATGATGAAGAAGATGACGATAGTCTATCATTCTTCAAGAAATTGGCAGAGGAGGATTGATAAAATATCAGAGGGGACTTCGGTCCCCTCTTTTTTTTATGTAAAAGCTACAGAAAATCGAGACGCAGCAGATCTTGTTGGCGATTGTGTATATTGAGAAAGACCACCAGAAATAGTAGTTTTACGATTACTATTATTGATAATAGTCTGTGATTGATCTACACTAGTTGGTGAAGAGGAACTAGGTGACGCTATAACTATAGGAGCTTGTGATTTCATTGCGTTATTTATTGAAACCATCTCCGCTTCTAAACCACTCATTCTAAGAGATCCAGCTTTATATGTTGGTGCCATCATTGCAGTAGGCTCTCCGCCCTTATAATCGAAATCGTCCATATCGTCGATCATATTAGTCTTGAAGGACGTCGGGTCGACATTGGAAGGGTTCGGGACATTTGCTAGCCAATTACCTAATTGCTGGATCCATCCTACAGTCTTTCTAGATTTCATCAATTCCTTGTTGGCATTTTTATTGGTATTGTCTTTGTTCAGATATTTAGCCACGCCCTCAGGAGTTTCTAACGTATCACCCATTACATTATCGTTGTAAGGAACAGGAGTAGGTGCCGTGGATGATTTAGATTCTTTACTCGCTTCTTCTAGTCTATATCTGGCATCTTTTCTATTTGGACCTATTTTAACTGATCCAAACGAACCAGCCTTTAACCTTTCCGTATAATAAGAAACTGGCCGCACGCCGTTCGCTAAAGTTTTAATCCAATCCATTATTGTTTTAAAATCGCCTTCGGTTAAAGATGCACCAGTACTTGTAGATTGAGTAGCAAAGCGCTCAAGAAATTTTTTACCTTCCTT